AGAAAAGTGGAAGAACTGCCGGGGAGTTTTTGAAACTGCAGTATCAGAATCCAATGTTTTGCCTTTAAAAGAAAATCCCGAATTTAACCACAAAAGCACTCACAACACTCACGACAACTGCCCTGACAGCTGTATGTTTAAGGCTCTAGCAGGAACCAATGGCTTTTTACGGGACCGGTGCCTCAACGCTGACTTTAGTATTAAAGCAACTAACTGGAATGGTTTTGAGGAAAACAGCAAGATGTTTCGCGCTTGTAGGGGGTTTTCGGCCCCAGCTTCGGCGGAAAAAGAAGAACCGCAGCTAGAACCTGTAACTAGGCAAGCAGAAGAACCTAAGCCAGTCAGTGTTTTAGGTAAAACCTGTCATCATATAGACAAGGACGGCCGGGAACTGTTTGTAACCTACAGTGCTGTAGGCGGCGGCTACAGAACCTTTTATGAGAAGGACGATAAACCTGCTTGCGTAAGGTCAACAGCTATGCCTTACGTGCAGACACGCGAAGAAGCCGAGGCAAACCTTGTGTCCTATGCAGAGAAAAACGGTTGGAAGAAGGTTGGGCAGGAAATGACTGTAGAGCAACCAGATACTACAGAACCTCCGGTAGACATGGCAACCAGACTTCTCACACTGGAGCTAGACAGCGATGAGTACAAATTCCTGCTTCGCGCAGCATCGGATGAAGAGTTGGAGAAGGCGCTGTTTCGGGATATGCGGGAAAACGGAAAGTTTAGACTTCAGGCTGAGAAGGACAGGCGTTTGCTGGCACAGGTGAATAGTCAGTTGACTGATGAGCAAAGAATGCGTGTGGCGATGGCTGGTGCCGATGTCTAGGAATAAGGTAGTAACGACCAAGAAAATACCATTTAATCAACTGGTTAACATCCTTTTCTGTGGGGACTGTAAAAAACGGTCCCCTGGATGCACACCAGAGAGTCTGCAGGTAGATGATACGGAGCTGGGGTTTTGGAAGGACAATGCTGAGAAGGTGCGTTTTAAATTAGAGTGCAGGAGGGGTAAGAATGGAAGGCTGGAAACTTAAATATCTCATCCATAAAGCAGACGGATCAGAAGTAGATCCTAAAGCCGAGTATTTTGTTCTAAGACTAGACAAAGACCAACATGCCAGAAAAGCTGCATTGGCTTATGCTGAAAGCATTGGCCCGGAAAACCCTAAGCTTGCCGGTGATCTGATTCTGAAAGTTAGCATATGCGAAGCAAAAGAAATTAACGGGAGGGTTAAGGATGCCAAAGAGAACTGAGCAGGAAGAAAAACAGGTTGAGGAAGTCAGGATATTTTGTCAGAAGAACCATGAAGGCATGAAGAAAATGACCAAGGTCAAGGCACTGGATCACTTGAAATGTCAATTTGTAGACGTGGCCTTTGACCTGATTTTAAAGGGCATGGCGCGGTGGTTGAAAGGTGCGGCATGACCAGGCTTGATGTGTCAGTTCTCCGTAAAATGCGGCTGTATGATGAAAAGAAGGGTAAGCGGGCACCAAAGCCCGTAACCCTTCCCTTAGCGCAGGTGCAGTGGGATGCCTGGAAAGTACAAGGTGGCATATGGATACAGGTGCCGTTCCCGCCTGTCAGTTTGAATGAGTGGAAGAACTGGCATTGGGCAAAGCAGGGTAGATACAAAAAGGAACTAACCAAAGCCATCTCTGATTTAGTTTTGTTTTTTAAAATACCAACGTATGAGCAGGCAACAGTACAGGTAATCCATTATTTCAGGACTAACCGACTTAGGGACCCACAGGACAACTATGCACCAAAGTTTCTCATGGATGCTTTAGTCCGGGCGGGGATATTGGAGGACGATAACGGGGAGCTGGTTAAGGTGCCAACTCCTGAGCTTTTGATTGACAAGGAGCGGCCGAGGACGGAGGTGTTTATTTGGGAGAGAAAATAAAGGGCAGGAGGGCAAGCAAATGACTTTTGAATTAGGCTTAAGCGTTGGTTTAGTTGTCGGGGTTGTGATGGGCATGTTTGTCATGGCAGGCATGATAGCGGTCAGGCAGGACGAGATTTGCCCGAGGTGTAGCGCCGAAATGGTTGGGGATGCTTGCCCGTATTGTGGGTATGAGATGGGGGATAGTTTTATACCGCCTGGCATTGAATGGTGTGAAGGGTGCCGCGTCGCATGTCCAGGATTTGATTTCTGTCCTAGACATGAAGATGAAGAATTTAAGAAGGAATGGGAAAAGTTGGACAAGCCGAGAAAGTTAAAGCGCGGCTAATTAGTTACCGAAGGAGGGGGCGGGGTGTACAGATATCGTAAACACAAAGTAATCGTATCAGATCATGCCTTTAAACGTTATCGGGAGCGTAGAGGTATGAAAACCCGAAAGAAACTATTTTCCGAGATTGAATGGGCCGTTAATGAGCTAATCGGATATAGGATAAAATTCAGCGACAATGGAAATGCCTTTATTTTATTTGACAGTGGTTATACAGCAGTTTTAAGGCTTGAAGGTGGAGTTTTAGTTGTCAGCACTATAATTTTGCGGGGCGGTAAGAGGGAGGTTGAAAGGATTGCAGTGTGAATCATGCGAAAAAGTTATCAGAGAGGAAAGTAAGACTAAACTAACTCTAAGATGCTCAGCTACACCTAGCGGAAAGCGCAAGATAGGATTTAGATCTAAATTTTCTTTTAGCAACAAGGTTATCTATTCGCCGAAGTGGTGTCCAAAGAAGAAAAGGGAGGTGTGATCGATGTTTAGTGACTACATGAAAACTCTTTTTAATGGAGTTGGTAGCGCTGCTCCTGCTCCAATTATCGGACTGAACTTTGTTAGGCCAGAGAAGGAGAATAAGGTTTGCCGTGCGGATACTGACAGGAAGAGAAAACGTAAAATGACTAAGGCATCTAAGCGGAGGAACCGCAAATGATTAAAATAAACAGCATGGCCGAGCTTCACGAAAACCTAAAACACCTGCCGACCGCAGCAGTCCGCGATATCGAAAGACGTATCACGGATTGGCTGGCCAGCGGTGGCAGCTTGGATGATGATTATATAAAGCAACAGTTTCGGTATGCTGAGAGGTTGATTGATAGGAGGAAATTAATTGCTAATTAAAATATTAGGGTGGTATTCGTTATCTTTTTATATATTAGCAACTATCCTTGAGCAGTTTAGCGACAAGAAGCCTTCCGATAGGTTTTTCGGCTTTATCTTATCGGCTCCTATAATCTGTTATTTGTTCTTGATGGTATTAGGTAGGTGATGTTTAGTGTCTGGCAGACAAGGAATACCTAACAGTGAGAGATTTCCTTACCGCCAAGACGATCAAGGCAATAATCTCTGTCGCGTATGCGGTAAAGCAGTTAAGCCGCCAAGGACAAGCTTTTGTAACCAGAGGTGTCTCAGGGACTTCATGTTACTAACTGATTGGAGTCGGGTAAGGAAAGTCATTTATGAGCGTGATGGCGGGGTTTGTATGAAATGCGGCAAGAGAGTTCCGAAAGAAAATTATCACGTTGACCATATTATCCCTATTAGTGCCGGTGGGGATGAATGGGATTTGGATAACTTGGAGCTTTCTTGCCCTGGGTGTAATCTTAAGAAGGGCGCTAAGGTGATTAGCTGATGAGTGACAATCTACCAGACAAAATAATTCCAATATCAACCCTTATAATTAACCGGGCTAAGCGTAAAACCTGCCAATGTCGTAATCGTAAATTTGAAATAGACACGACAAACCGGGAAGTCATCTGTCAGGAGTGCGGGGCGATAATTGACCCGTATGATGCCCTACTGAGTATAGCAACTCATTATGAACAGTTGAACGATGAGGTTAAATATTTATATGAGCAGCGAAAAGTTTTGCTGGACTGGAAACCCCACCTTATAGCGTTGCGAAAATTAGAGGGGATTTACAGGGGTAGTAATATGCTTCCTTGCTGCCCGCATTGCAATGGCGGTATTCATGCCAATGAGTTGTTAGTCTCTAGTGTTAGTAAGGAGCATGAGAGACAGAGGAGATTATTTACTAAGCAACACAAGCCAGGTTAACGCCTGGCTAATACATATTTTTTGGATGGAAGGAGAGTGGCGTAAATAATAGTTATGGGTGGATATGGTTCTTCTGGTGCAGGAAATAGAACGGGCAGAAGAACTGCTGTAGGAGGTTCAAGAACAACCACAGCAAGATTAAGAGATGCTAATCAATTTAAAAACGGTCGTGAAGTATCTTTAGACGATAAACCACCAAAAGAGGAATTTCTTGCTTTGGCCGAAAACGGGAAATGCTGGTGGTGTGGTGGAGATAAGGTATTTAAATCTTTGGCAATTCATTGGGCACAATATCACGGCATAAGCTCGCAGGAAATTAAAAACTATCTAGAATTGCCAAAGAAATATTCCTTTAATTCTCTGGAAACAAAAGAGTTGCTTAGAGAAAAAGCAAAAAGAGAATTATTAGGAAAATTAGGACATGAAAGACCTGGCAGAAGTAGAGAAACATTATCGGAATATGATAAAAAAAATAGATCTAAAATATCTAAGATTAATATACAAAAGATGGAAAAAGATAAAATTGCAGAACAATTAAAAAAGGCCAACTCAGTTAAATCTGAAAAAGCCTTAGAGCTTAGAAAAAACCAGACTCATTGTTGTGTGATATGCGGTAACAAAGTTGAATGGAAGATGAGAGAAAGACCGCGTAAAACTTGTTCGCATAATTGCTTTAAAAAATTCTTATCTGAGCATTTTAAAAAAATAAGAAATAAACCTGGTGAGCAGTAATATTTAGATGCATGCTTTGTAGCACATATTTCGGGGGTGGATGAATTGCAGGAGTTAATTCAGGAGTATAAGAGGTCCATAAAAACTTTGCGTGGAGCAAAGACTGTACCGCTGCAGGCTGGTAGCATGATTTCCGATACTCTTTGGGCTATCGATATCATGGAAACTGGAAAAATACCAGGCACTAAGTGGACAACTGCTAGATGGGCTAAAGATAAGCGGGAGATACCCGTGGACATGCAGGTTATGGCTGGCTACTTAACCAAAAGAAGAACTGCAGTGCAACCACTTTCCGAAGAGAATAAAGAAATATTAGGAAATTTATTATCTACCCTGACCGAGCGGGAGCGAGAGGCTTATTATCTTGTTCGCGGAGAAAAGTTTTCTTTTGCTCAGGCCGCTAGATATATGGAGTGTAATAAGGGTAGTGTTCAAAATTTTGTTAGTCGGGCAGAAAAAAAGATTAATCTTGTCGTACGAAAGCAAACTATAAGTAGAGGGGTAATTTGATGCGGAAGGTTGTTGGCGCAGACCCCTTGAAAGTCAGTCCTATTTTGCCGCAAGACTTTCGCTGTGTGAATGGTACTTGGATATATGACCCTGGGTGGTATAAAAATATTATGGCAAAAACCGAGTCTGAGGAGTTAGCTGAACTGCAGCAGCAGCAGAAGAAAAAGAAATGAGAAGCCTTCGGGCTTCTTTTGTTTTTAGATATAGCAGAAGAATGAAGGTGAGGTGATGGCACGGGAACGAAGTCCTCAGAGGGATAAAGCTTTTGAGATGTGGCGGTTAAGCGGTGGCACAATGAAATTAAAGGACATAGCCGCTGAGCTTGGCGTTTCAGATATTCAGATCCGCAAGTGGAAGAATCAGGACCGGTGGGAAGAACAACTGCAGCAGGCAAAGGTAACGTTACCAAATATGAATAGTAACGTTACTAATGACAAAGGTAACGTTACTATTGAAAAAGTAACGGAAGAGTCCTTCCCCGGCCAATGCGAAGCTACGGGTCATAAGTCCGGTGAACGCTGCCGGAACAAGGCACTGGACGGGGAACGCTTTTGCAAGATACACCTGGATGGTTGGACGGGTCAGTGTACTGCCACATCGAAACAAACCGGGGAGCGCTGCAAGAAGAAGGCGGAGCCCGGTAAAGATAAATGCAAGTTTCACGGGGGGAAGAGTACCGGGCCGCCAATTGGTAGTAAGAACGCTTTAACCCATGGGGCATATGAAACTATTTGGATGGATCAGTTAGACGATGAGGAACAAGAACTTGTAAAATTAGTGGTTCAAGATAAGATAAAATCATTGGAAACTGATATACAACTTTTGGCTATCCGCGAAAGGCGAATGATGAAACGAATAGCTAATCTTGCAGGACTTGAGTATACGGTAGTAAAGCGTAAATATGAAAAAGGCGACAGTCCTATGGGAGGTATAGATAAAGAGAGCGAGGAAGAACAAGCAACCTTAGGGCAGATACAGGAAATTGAACGGGAACTAACTAAAGTCCAAGCTGAGTATACGAAAAAAATAGCTCTAAAGCATAAGATGGAAATGGATATACAAGATATGGAATTGAAAAGAGAAAAGCTTGAACTGGACAAGAAAAAAGCACTAAAAGAAAGTGGTGATACGGATGGACAGAAGGATGAAGTAACCCTGACACCAGAAGAACGGAAGGCGAAAATAAATGAGCTTATCGCCAGAAGAGGAACTTGAACTGCAGTTATTACTTGAAGAAGAAATAAGGGATAATGCCCGTTGTAAAATGATAAACTTTACGACGTACACTTACCCGAAATATCAAGTTAACTGGCATCACCGCATACTTTGTGATTACCTGGACCGTTTTGTTAGTGGGGATATAAAGAGGCTTATGGTGTTTATGCCCCCGAGGAATGGAAAGTCAGAGCTTGTTTCTCGCAGGCTTCCGGCCTATATTCTAGGCAAGGATCCTAATGCAAGTATCATAGCAACAAGTTACACTGCTGACCTGGCAAGCATGATGAACCGTGACACTCAGCGGATAATTGACGATGATAAATACCTTGAACTCTTCCCAAATACTACACTGTTCGGATCTAATGTTCGGACTGTAGCAAAGGGAAGTTATCTCAGAAACTCAGATATTTTTGAGGTAGTCGGCCATAAAGGTGTCTATAAAAGTGCTGGCGTTGGTGGTGCCATAACCGGTATGGGCTGTAAGTTTGGTATTATAGATGACCCTATCAAGAATAGGGCAGAGGCTGAATCTCCGACATACAGGAAAGGCCTATGGGATTGGTATGCATCGACATTTTACACCCGCCTAGAAAAGGATGCTAGAGTTTTAATAACCCTTACCCGCTGGCATGATGATGATTTAGCAGGAAGATTGCTTAAGTTGGCGCAGGAGCGCCCGGACGCCGATCAATGGGTTGTAGTAAACTTCCCGGCCATTGCCGAAGACAACAGACATCCTGACGATCATAGACAGACCGGGGAACCGCTGTGGCCTGATAAGTACCCATTAAAAAAGCTTTTGAAAATGAAAGCCACAATGGGTAGTTATGAGTGGAATGCATTGATGCAGCAGCGGCCAAGTGTTGCCGGTGGAAATATTCTTAAGCGTGAGTGGTGGAAATACTGGCAGATGCCTGGACAGGACTTGCCACCGGTTACTGTAAAACTGCCGGACGGTGAGTTAATTTTAGTTTATCCCGAAAATCTGCCCCCTCACTTTGACGAACAAATACAGTCTTGGGACATGGCCTTTAAGGACACAAAAATAAGTGCTTATGTAATAGGTCAAGCGTGGGGTAGAAAAGGTGCCGACAAGTATCTGCTTGACCAGATAAGGGATAAGCTTGATTTTGTAAAAACGATACAGGCAGTTAGGACATTAACGGCAAAATGGCCGAAAGCTACGGCAAAAATGGTCGAGGATAAAGCAAACGGGCCAGCGGTTATCTCAGCCTTGAAGCGCGAAATAACTGGCCTAATAGAGGTGCAACCTGATGGGAGTAAAGAAGCCCGAGCATTTGCTGTATCGCCTCAGATAGAGGCAGGAAACGTCTATTTGCCGCATCCTATGATCTACGGTTGGGTAAATGATTTAATCGAAGAGATGACGAACTTTCCTAACGGAACATATAAGGATCAGGTTGACACTCTGACACAGGCTTTGTCAAGGATGGCCGGGAATAGAATATCGGCTAAAGACTTACTGGATGGCGTAAACAATCCGCGCAACGAATCGGCAAGTATGGGGTGGTAATATGGCAAGAAAAGAAATATCACGCGAAGAAATAGGCTCGATAAGCAGGTCCTTGTTTAACCGGCTGTCAGATACGGAATACCTTTCCCTGTTGACCTGGCCAAACAGCATAACTACATACGACAAGATGCGTCGGTCAGATGCACAGGTACAAGCTTTGCTTTACTGCCTGGAACTGCCGATCAGGTCTACCAGGTGGTATGTGGAACCATACGATAAAAACAATCCTAAAGATGTTCAAATAGCTGAATTCATCGAGGAAAATCTTTTCTCAGGTCCTCCAAAGGGTATGACCGTACACTGGGATGACTTTTTACGACTGGCACTACTGATGTTCAGCTTCGGCCATAGCGTTTTTGAAAAGGTTTATGAGGTGGACAGTAAGGGGTTT